AAAACTTATAGTAACAATATTGTCTGAGTCAGAAAAAACTGAGTAAACAAGGTTTGTTGGACCGTAATCTAACAAGTGTTGCACTTGTGTCCATTTAGAAAAGATGTCTCCATCTTGAACAAATACTTCAATTGTTCCATCAACTACTGGTGTCTCTCCAAGTTCAAAAGACATATTTGGAGTTCCATCTGCTGTTCCAACTAACTCTCCATATGTAGTTACATCTTCAGCAACGAGAATTACTGATCGTCCTTGTGTTGCTCCCACCGTATAGGTACCAGGAGTTTCTCCATCAATAGCAGGTACAACAGCCTCTGCATCAGTAGTAAAGTAAACAGTTTCGACAGTGTCTTCAATAACAACTGTTCCAGTTAGTACAGTTCCTGCAAGTATGGTTACCGCATCTTCTGATGTATTTGAAAAAATAACATCAACGGTTGCTGCTCTATAACCAGCGGGAGTATAACCATAAGTTAAAGCAATATTTAAAATGCTATCTCTTTGAGTAGCAGTTGCTAAGAAGGCTTCATTAGCGGTTCTATCAATATAGTAAGAGACTAAGTCTCCCATATATGCAAAAGCCTCAACTAAAGCAACACCAAAGTCTGCTGGGTCTGATGCGGTCCACTCAGGAATTCGATCTTGAATTCTAGAAATTAATGCTTCTCTAAGCGAATAGTAATCCCTACCAGTATAGTCAACTGATATTGGGATATTAGATACTGGGGCTATGGTCATAGCAACTCCTCATAGATTGGTTTAGTACCTTGAACAAGAACCAAGCCGACGGCGGTACTTACTATTTCGTCGTTTGGCAATCCATAAATTACTTCTATAGTTAAAACATTTGTGTATTGATCATTAGTTACATTAACCTTTTCAAGAGTTAATAAAGAAAGTTGTTCAACAAATGCTTTGGTAACTTCTGTTTCTATTTCAGAAGCCGCAGTTGTTTCAGTGTTAAATAAAGAATAAGGAATTAAAGTACCAAAGTTAGGTCTCATAACTCTTTCTCTTAGTGTTGTACCCAACACTGACTTAACTTTATCAGACCAAATTTTAGATTGAGATTGAGTTGATGCCACCCGACCATATGGGTCAATTAAGAATGGAAGAGAGATTGCTTTTTCAGACATTATTTACCCGTCCATTTTCTTGGAGTTACTTTGTATCCAGCAGATCTTTGCGATACTAATGGAGATTTAGAACTTAGTTTAACGGATGTAGGCTTTCCCTTGGCCTGAGCGTTATTTAGATCTCTGGTTGGGACACCACCTGCATTAGATGGTCTAAAAGAACTAGGCTTGTTTCCACCAATACCGTCTGCTAAACAGGTAAATTCAACTTGGTATCTTCCATCAGAGTGCATAAAGTGTTCTGTTTTTTTTATAATCCAAAAACCATCACTAGTTTCTCCTGTACCACGAACCTCTATAGTTCTCCAAGGAGCAATTCTTGGATCACCCTGTCCAATTCCTTTTGCTGGAATTGTAAAGCGACCTAAATGAGATGCGGCTTCAGATAAAGATTTAGCCATTGCATTACTATTTATTACTGTTGTTGTTTGATTGTTAGAAAACAAAGGATCTTTTGTAATTTTTCTTAAAGATTTTCCTACTTTATTTGGAGAAGTTTTAGAAGAGTATACTTTTCCCGTTACAGGATCTACACCACTGACTAAATTTTCAGTTCGTTTATATTCTCCACCTTCAATATAGTCTCCAAGTTTACTTTCAAAAACATCTAAAGTTGGAGATTCAAAATAATTTGCTGGATGACTTAACACGTTTTTAAAAGACATTACTGGAATAGTAGTCATAAATTGATTTATCATTTTATCTATTGGATGAAAATGCAATTCTGTTCCAGAAACCTGCATTCCATAACCAATTAAGTTTGCTAGTTCATTTAATTTTTCCCAATAAGATTGTCCCGCTAAAGATTGTTGAGTAAACCTAGTTGGATGAGATGTAACTACAGGCTTTAATTTAAACTTTTTAGCAATGTCTGTAGCAATTTCAGATGCAGTTTTATTTACCCAAACTTTTGATGCCTGTTCTTTTAATGGATAAGAGGCTCCAATACAAAGTATTTTTAATTCTCTATAAGGTTTATTTTCAATTGGAAAAGAAACAAACGTGGTGTATCCCCTAAAAATTCCAGACACCTTATCATTTTTCCAATTAATTTGAACAGGAACTCCAGTCTTTATACTTTTATAAAGATTTGCTGTAACGCTTCTGTATTTAAGTTCAACTATATCGTGCTTTCCCATTTCTTGAAATAGAGTAACACTTCTAGGTAGCAGTGTTATAGATGGAAAATCTGGATAAGAAACTTTAAAAGATACGCTTCTTCTATTTTGAATTTCTGGATTAAACATTTGGAATCCTTAATTGCGTTCCAGGTTGTAATGTGTCTGGATTTATAACTTCAGGATTCATATCTAAAATTTGCCACCATAAACCAGGACTTCCTAAAAGTTTAGTTGCTAGTATGTCTAGTCGATCAGTTTCAACCCACTCATATATAAAATATGATTTTAAATAATCTGGATATGTTCTAAAAACTGTTAAGTGATACTCTTGTTTTTTTGCATGCCAGGCTTTAAAAAGAATCCCATCAGCATATCTACTATCTAAAAAAATCATAGTTACTCTCTTATCCTAGGTGGGTCGTAGAATCTATGACAACTAATTTGTACGTTAGAAAGAATAGGCACCATTCTGTCATTAAATATAGTGTGGTTTACAGACAGAGATCCAATCCGTACTAAATATCTAAGGCCATCTCCTAAATGTAATTCTACTTGAGCACCTAGTAAAAATCCCCTGTCTGCAGTTCTATCATTTAAACTAGATTGATAACTTGCATTTGGACCATTTATAGTTCTAAAAAGATATTCTAAATCATACATAGTTCCTTTTTTGTAAATCATTTTTAAATCTTCAAGTTTATTAAAGTTACCTGGGTAAGGATCATCTGCACCTGGAATACGCCCACTTGAATCTAAATATGCCATGTCTCCAATTCGATTTAACAACAAAGTAAAATCTATTGTGCTTTGGTTTACCCCTGCACCAATTGGTACAATGTAACCATCTGCTCCACTTTGAATTACGTCTGGATTTACGCCTTCAGCAATTCCCCAACCCATACTAACTTCAGTAGGATTGTAAAGAAATTTAAATCCATACATTGTTGAATCAATATCAGCGTTTTCTTTTGTTTCATAGTATCTAATTAAATCATATCTATTTCTATACATCTGAATTGTTCCTTTAGCAGCAGGTGCTGATTCAAGTACTGCCCCAGTAATTGGGTCGTATTTAATTGGGGTATACATGTTCTTTGCATCTGTGTAGTTTCCTGCATCTGAAATTCCTCTAGAAGTAGTTTCGCTTTGAGGACCCTTACTTCTAAAATATGCGGACCTAACCATAGGTGCGTTGTATGTGTATAGTGGTATTGGTGGTGTTGGAGAAGAGGTGGTCGCATCGTCCGTAGCACCAGTAATAGGTTTACTACCCTTACCAGGTTTTTTAATATCTTTAGTATTTTTGGTTGTTTTTTTATCAAATTCTTTTTTAGCAGCAGCCTTAGAAGAAGATATTAATTGATTTTGAATAGATTTCTTTAAAGTTTCAGCCGTATTTATTCTAGTTAAAAGAACAGCAATTGTTGAATTCATATTAGTAATATTTAAAATTGCATTATTTAAGTTTGCTTGTTCACCACCAGTATAAGGAGGTGGTCCATAAGCGGTATAAAGGTTTCTTAAAGTGGTCTCTAATCCAGCCAACTCAACGTATCTTGCTTTTTTTGCAGTTGTTAATACATCAAACTCACGGACCGCTTCTTGTAATGCCTTTTGTTGTTTTGCTTTTTCAGCCTTAATGTTTTTTTCTTCATTGGCTCTTTGTTGTTCATTTTGTACATTAGAAATTATTTGGGCTGTAGTAAGCGCTATAGACCCTGGTCTAGAATATTTATTAGGGCCACTTGTTATTAATTTACCAGCCATTATTTACTCCCCATTGTTTGAAGATCTTTATCCTTTAATAGTATTTCTTTTATTTTTTTGGCTAGAGAATTAGCCTCTGCTATTGATGCGTTGGCTAAATTTACATTTACATTTACAGTGCTTGTTCCTACGTTTGCAGTTGAAATTCCTGAAGTATGTTGTAAATACTTTCCACTAGTGTAGGTAGTCCATGGTTTAAAATTTGTACCACCTTTAGAAATGTCGTACGCAATTCGTGCATTTATATTTGGATCTTTTAAACTTTCTGGTCCTGTGTAACCAATAGACTTGTATTTCTTTAAGTAATCGGCATTACGTCTATCTCCCATACCAGGATCGTTTGGATCATTGTTTTCCATATTAATTTGAAATAATCCATAAGAGTCGTCCCTGCCTCTTGGATTATATGCATTTGCTCTTCCACCAGATTCAGCCTTTACAATTCCGTAAGCAGTCGTTAATGATTGTCCAGAAAATCCAGCATTTTGTAAAGTTTGCGATAACTGAGGATCCATTCCAGAAGTCATCTGTGTTCCCGTTTGTGATGTCTGCGCTGCATTAGCAGGTGTGCCAAACATGTTCTTTCCTAAATATTTTAATCCCTCATAAGCAAGTAATGCTGTGCCAACATACGGTACAAATCTTAATGCGGCTTTTATTCCAAATTTTGCAGCAGTTGCACCAGCCACAGCGGTTGCAGCACCACCAGCAACAGCAGTGGTAGCAGCAGCGCCACCTGCAGCAGCAGTAGCAGTAGCAGCAGTAGCAGCAGTAGCAGCAGCCCTAACGGCTGCTCCTCCCAACATAGTTCTAACACCCTTTGCTACTAACAAGGTACCTGCTGCTCCAGCAACTCCACCAACTACACCGCTAATTGCTGAGGCTGCGTTTGTATTTGAAAGTCCTTGCACAAATCCTTTTGCTTTAAAGAATCCGTCAGGCAGTTTTTCTAATTGTGTATTTAATGCAGCCGCTGCATT